AAATCTTAGCAGGGCTACAACAGAAATTCGCAGGGGTGGACACTGCTATTCTTACCCGCATTGCCACTAAGAAGGCAGAGGGTGTAACGGACGAGACAAAGGTAAACTCCATTATTGAGGGTATCAATTTTTCGGACGTGCTTAATTCCTATGGTGATTTCCGTGCCGGGGATGCTTCCAAGACCGCAGTTTCCAACTACGAGAAGAAACATAACCTTAAAGACGGTAAGCCAATCGAGACTACCACAACCACTAAAACGGAAGAGAATAAAGACGATGTGCCTGCATGGGCGCAAGCTTTAATTGATTCCAACAAGAGCCTTTCTGATAAGCTAACACAGTTTGAAACGGAGAAGGCTCAAGCAACACGTAGCCAGCAGATTTTGGCAAAGGCAAAAGAGTATGGTATTCCCGAAAACTACGCCAAACGATGCGCCATTAAGGACGATGAGGACTTGGACGCATACTTCAAGGATTTGAAGCAGGAGTTCGCAAATGACGGCTTCAAAGGCGTAACCCCTCCCGAATCAGCGGAAGCGAAGATTGAGAAAGAATCTGAATCTATCGCTAAGATGATTGATGAGGGTACGAAAACTATTGTTGAACAAAACAAGAATTAATTATGTCAGCAGGATTTAAGTATGACTTGGTTCCGCCCGTTGAGCAAGAGGAACGCTACGATGTCCAGACCGGCATTCGTAGACGTGGTCCGTTCAAACTTAATACGCAGAACCTGGTAGTGGGAAGTTTTCTTCCCGGATTTACACCGATTTGTGCGGACTTGAAAAACAAGTTCGCTTATGCGGTAATCAATGTGAGAGTTGTGGAAGCCTATACCACTGGTGGAGAGGCTTTGTCTATCAAAGTAGCCAAGAACTCTTTGGCTTATGTGGGTATGTTTGTCGGAAGCGGCAAGAAAGGCGCAGAAGTAACGGCAATTGATAAATCTAATGCCGGTTATGATGTATTGACTATTAAGGCTGCTTTTGGTGAGAATATTGCCAAAGATGCTGTATTATTCAATGCGGTTGCAGTTGATGGTTTAAAGCAAAAGCATGTCGCTAATTCGGCTCTGTACAACCGTACAAAGGTTGAGGACGGAATTACATTGGTTTCATTGCTTCGTACAGCCGCAGAGATTGACCCTTCAAAATTGGTTATGCCGTTCTCCGAGAACGATAAAGCCAACATGAAGGGATGGTTTGAATTTAACGAGTAAGGAGGTAGGATATGTTTTTAACGATTCAAACATTATTCGATGATGCGAACATCGTTTCCGCTATCATCAGACGTGTGAACCAGACACGCAAGGACACAATCTATTGGCAGCAGTATCTTACTTTCCGCAGAGTAACTACTCGTGTGTTCAAGGATTATATCGGTTCTGTAACCGGAGTTATGGCCGGCTCTATCAATTCACGTTTTGGAGAGAAACCCATCCGTGAACGTCGGAACATCGGTTCCGGATATGGTGAGATTGCCTATTTGGGTGATGCTTATCAGATGTCTATTGACCGTCTTTCTGAATTGCAGGATTTGATTGACAAGTTCAATGCAGCTAAGCCAGCCGACCAAAAGGCTGCAATGGAAGAGATTGTAAACTTCCTGGCAGACGACTACCGTCAGATTACCCTTGCTGCCCACAAGCGTATGGACATTATTGTCGGTGCGCTGTTGATGCTTGGTGAAGCTACCGTTTACAACAAAGACGCTGCAATCACTTCCGGTCAGACCAATAATAAACTGCTGGAGATTACCCTTCCGTTCAATTTTATCAAGCCGAAAAGTGGAGATGTGGTTGTGGACGGAAAGAATATGTTTATCTCTTATTTGAGAGAGAAACTTCATTCTTTAGCTCCGGATTTTGGTGTTTATGCCAAGATGATAATGACCCGTGCATCTTTCAACAAACTTATTCTTGGTTCATCTGAATTTGGTGAGCAGTACAAGATGATTCTTGGTTCTAATGAGATGAAGTTGAGTACGGGATTGGTTTCCTCTTCTTTGGCTTCCGAAGTGTTCACCGGCATCGGTCTGCCTCGCATCGAAATCAAGGAGGACTACGTGAAAGACCAGACGGGAAAGAATGTGCAGATTTACGCGGATAATCGTATTACTCTGTTACCTTCTGACAACATTGGTTATATGCGTCATCATACTCCGTATGAAGCGACAGACCCAGTACAAGGACGTACTTATATCCCGTCAGAGGGGCAGATGCTTATCTCTAACTATCGTGACAAAAACGGTCGCTACATGGAATATACGGCAGAGTGGATTCCGCAGATTTCCAATCCAGATTTGATTACTAATTTCGATTTGAGCGAAATTGCATCCATCCAATCAGCATAAGGAGGTAGGATATGAAAGTAAAGGTTATATCAGTTTTCCGCGACAAGTTCACCGGAAAGTATTATACTCCCGGTGAAGTGATTGAAGTTGCTGAAGAATCTCGTGTGCTGGATATGGAAAGCCGCAGACTTGCTGAACGGATTGAGGCAAAACTTCCCGAAGTGAAAGCACCTGAAGAAAAGAAGGAGGTGAAAATCTCCCTCTTTGAGAAAGAGTTCGAGAAAAAGACTTTGGTTGATGCTTTGAAGTCCATCGGCGTACAGGCTTCCGGCAATATGAAAGAGGAAACTCTTTTGTCTAAGGTTTCAGAACTGGATGAAGAATCAACAGCCAAACTGAAAGAAGCATTAGGTATCGAGTAAAAGGATAGGGTAGTGCTTCTACCCTTCCATTGTCTAATTTTATAAATCAGAAAAGAAATGAAGAATTTTATTTTTGCCATGTGTGGTTTTTTGATGATGTCTTTGGTTTCGTTGAGCGTGCAGGCATCAAGTGTGGAATCTCCCAAGTGTGAATATGTGAATCCATCGGTTAATGCCGGTTTGCCGGATATTCAGTCTATCACTTTGGAAACGGCTCCGGCTGATTGTGTTGTACTGACCATGACGCATCCCGTGTTTTTGGTTGCAAATAACCCGGCTATGATGTGTTCGATGAAAGAGGAAACGGCTATTCAAGGAAAACAAATTTCAGTCCCTAAATTACCGTTCCGATACGTGTTCAAGTCGAAATATTTGAACCATTATAGCTATACCGCATATAGCAAACTGATTACACCATATTAAGATGACGGTAAACGACTACATACAGCAGAAGTTCCAGACCTTCGGCATTAACTTGTCGGAGGCTGACCTTTTGGATATGTGTCTTACCTCGAAGATAAGCGGAGAGGATGAGATGAATGAGGATTGCTACGATCGTGTCTCTGTGGCGATGGCGAAGTTCATCCCCTCTCTTTTACTTCGGCCCACATCTATTGGGGAAAGTGGTTTCTCAATGTCTTGGGACATTAAAGGGATTAAGGACTACTATTCTTTCTTGTGCAAGAAGTACGGACTGAAAGACGAACTCAATACCGATAAACCCAAAGTCAAGTTCTTATGATATTCGCTCCACATAGATTAATGGTCAAGGTCGTGTCCGGTCCGTCATTTGACGAGGATATGAACCCGCTCCCCCCGAAAGAGGATTGGAAAGACTTTGGTTCCTGCCGGTGTGATGATAATGGCGTGATGAAGCAAATCTCCGTAAACGGGGTAATGTACGACTATAATTATCATGTTGTCTATGAGGGTGGGATACTAAATGCTGGTACCGAGGTGAGAATCCTGGACGGGGAAAGTGTGAGAGCTGAAGGAAAGGTCATCAAGTCCGGTAAGTCTAACTATTTCAAGTATGCGGAAATATGGCTGTAGATTTTGACTTCTCAGATGTTGATGCGGCCTTTGATGAGTTCTATGAAGAGGCCAAAGAAGCGATGATTGAGGTAGGAGAGGATGCTGTTCAGTACGCTAAGGATAATGGGGATTATCAGGATCACACCGGTACACTTCGAAAATCTAATGAATACGAGGTTGACGAAACAGGACTGACGCTGAAGAATGAGACAGAATACGCATCTTATGTGGAAGCAAAAGGATTTGAAGTATTGAGTGGTGCCGCCTTGGAAGCGGAGAAACGATTAAAAGAAAAGTTTGAATGATAGTAACAGGCGACATAGAAACTATTTTGGTTCGGGACTTGAAGCCGTTTGGTATCCCTACTTACAAGAAGGACGCAATACCGGAAGGGGAAGTTACCGAAGAAAGGATAACCGTTATCCCGAAAGAACCCAAACCGGGAACTTATTGGATTAAAGGTTTCGTTGAAGTTAATTTCTGTGTACCTGATATTAATGGAATGGCAAACAAAAGTAGATTAACCGAATTAGAGCGGCAAGCGTCTGGTTTACGTTCTGTTTCCTCTTTTGACGGTTCTACCTATCGTTACAAAGTCTATTCTACCCATCAAGAAAGAGATGTACCGCTAAAGTGTCATTTTGTGAATGTGAAAATAATGTTTGAAATTTTAAATGTGAGATAATTATGGCAGAGAATAAAAAAATTGTGGTGGTAAACCTTCAGAAGCTGGAGGTTGCGCCGATCGGGGCTGGTGGTGCCGAAGGTTCTGTTTTTGAAGAAGTCCCGGTAGTTCATGAGGACACCTTCACTTATGAGGATGAAGATCCGGAGGTTAAGGATTACAAAGATGTAGCTGGAAATACCTATTATTCCTCTAAAAAGCCGGGTGCGGTTAAGATCAATGCTTCTATTGGTATGTATGATCTTGAGACTAAGGCTAAATTCCAAGGTGGTAAGTTTACGGCGGGGTCAGAGAGTAAGCCGGGCACATGGGAGCGTGCCGACCATGTAGAGAGTAAAGAGTTTACCGTCCGTGCCACAACTGAAGATGGTGTGAAAATTATTTTTCCTCGTGCCGGTGTTTCTGCTTCTGGTAAAGCGAATGAAAAGGCAATTGGCTTAGCCCTTGTTTTTACGGCGTTGAAACCAACCAAAGCCGGTGTTCCTATTGAGCGCTGGGAAGACGGGGAGGATACAACTTTGGGTGGATAAGTTAATGACGAGGGTGAGCAATCACCCTCTAATATTTAAACTATGAGTGAGGTTTCAAAAAACATATCAGAGTTACTTTCCGGTACTTATGGAAAAGCTATTGTTGTAGGGGGAACAGTATATGTAATCAAAGCTCCTTCTATCAAAGTGATAATGAGGGCTACCCAATATTTAAGTAAGGTCGATTTACCGGAGAATGGCACTGTGCGGGAATTAATGAAGGTCGCTCCTGCCAATTTGGAGAATATCGTCAAGGGACTTTCATTCTTGGTGGTTGGTGATGTCCCGAATTATCAAAAAAGAGCTGAAAGCCTCGAACGGCAGATGCTTTCAGGTTCTAAAGAAGAATTATTGCAAGCGTATTTTGTCGCTTTTGAGTTAATAACCGGACGTGATTTTTTCGTAGTCTGCCAGTTAGCGATGGAGCTGGCAAATCTAACAGTAAAACCCAAATAGTAGGAGGAAATACCATCGTAGGAAGTATTACCTTATTCATGGAAAATTTGAACCTTTCTTACAGGGAGGTGTATGAGGATCTTCCTTATCTTCTTTTGCTCTTGATGAGTGCTGATAAACCGAGAGCTGTCTATGAGGACAAAGAAAAAAAAGAAGTAATAAAAATGTCGGGGAAGGATCTTATGAGACAGAAAAGAGGCGGGTAGCAAAAATGAAGATTTTTGCCATATACATTAACGGAATAGCCTCTCCCATAAAAATATAAATAGATATATGTAAGCAGTGATTAAAGCTATGACTTTAAATAAGAGAAATAACCAAGGTATGC